CTTCTGGGCAGCCTGGAGTGTAGCCATGAGACCGAAGACCTTGGCTGCGGCGCTGAGCATGCCCAGCCCGGCCAAGGTGGCTATGCCGGTTACAATGCGAATGCCGTGGGCGGACAGGGCGCCGGTCCCGGAGATTGTGGCTTTGGCAAGAAGGAAGATGCTGGCTGAGGCGGTGAGGGTTCCCTGGCCGGAGAGAGTGGCGGCCACTGAAAAGATGCGTCTTCCCAGGGCAGCCAGCATGCCTGCGCCGGCGAAGGTGGCCTGGCTGGCCAGTGTGAGAGTGGCGGAGGCGGTTAGATTGCTGGCGCCTGATAGAGAAGCGGCGCCGAGCTTGAACACCTGTCCGAGGGCGCCCAGTGAGCCGGCCCCGGACAGAGTTGCCTCAGCCAGGTGAAGATTGCCGCCGAGCGCTGAGAGGGCGCCAGTTCCGGTTAAGGCTGCCAGTCCGGCCAGGATACGTCTGCCGCTGGCTGAGAGAGTACCTGTGCCTGAGAGTGAGGCTGAGCCGTAGTGGGTCTCTCCTAGTTGGCCGAAATCGAATTCAAGGATGTAGTGGCGTGTGGCACCGAGGGCTGAAAAGGCAATTCTCGCCTTAGTTACACTTTTCGTTCCTGCTGGGATACTCTTTTCAACCCATGTTTGTTTGGTGATGCTTCCCGCATAGACGTCGTGCCAATCATCCTCATAATAGACATCGATATCAACCGTGGGATCAGTCATACCTGGGCTAGCAGCCCAATCTGCTGCATCAATGCGGACTTTGTCGCAGTCAATGGCAGCATGAGTAAGTTCGAGAGGCTTGCCGGAGTCAGCCTCGAGTTGATATGACCCGTTTCCTAGGTCTTCATCATAGGCTCGTGCGGGAAAATTCCAAGAACTATCAGGGTCGTTATGGTCAGTCGGTGAGACCCATCCCATTTGATTACTCCTTGGCCTGATAAATCAGGCAACTACTAGTCGACGGTTACGTCAAGGTCGCCGGCGCTGATCTTGAAAGTGTCTCCGTTATTGACCGTCTTGCTGGCGTCGAGCGGAGTGTGCATCAGCATATTCCCACCGGTAAGGGCGTCCATCAAAGCGACGTGGGTTACCGTTCCCCAGTCTGCCGTGGCGGTTGGGAAGGTGATATCAGCGCTGTTTTCCGAGTGTCCGCCCGAGGCTTCACTCAGACTGACGGCCTGCCTGGCATAGGCGCCACCGGACACCTCGGTACCACCGCCGGCGTCGCTGGTGGCGGTGGTGTACAGGGCCAGGTAGACGGTGGCGGGCGGGGTGTATGCCTGGTTGCGGAGCATGTGGTCAATGATCTTGTTTTCCAGGTAGTCTGAAAATTCTGCCATTGTGTTACTCTCCTTTCTTAGATTTTCTCATGGAACTCTCTTCTTCAAGGGAGAGGACAAGCCTCTCCCCTACGTATGGCTCCTGGGTTGTAGGATCCACCTCTTGTTGTCTTCGTCCCAGATCTCGGGGCGGCCGCAGGCATTACACGTTCGCCACGGTGGATCCGGCGGAACGCTGCCATGGAGCCACCAATGCCTGCCGAACGGGCAGCGAAACAGACGGTAGAAAAGGCCCTTGAGAAGGTTGTTTAACTTCTTTCTGGTGGGATATGCCGTGGGATATGCCGTGGCTGGCTCCTTACGGTAGCCGAATCGCTTTCGGCGGTACCAGGGCCTGATTCTATCGGCCAGGTATCCCAGGCCTAGCAATGGCCAGATAAATAGCCTTTTCATGTTCCCTCCTTACCAAGGATGCCAATGGATAACTCCTAAGACGATCAGGGCTATGACGGCTGCCGCTGCTACGCCCAGCACTATGAGGAAGATTTTGATTCCCTGACATATAAGGGCCCAGATGACGTCAAGTATTATTCTCATTTTTCACCCTCACCTTAATCCTCTCCCGTCGAGGGAGAGGAGATAGGGGTGCGCACCCCTACTGCTCATTTCTGCTCCCCGGCAGAAGCACGACCCTGAAGGGTCGCACTACGCCTCGCACTACGTTCTTTTGCCCGGGTGACGGTCCGCTCGCCGAACCACCAGAGGATTACGGGGATGGCCAGGCTGATGAACCAGTCGGGCGGGTCGATTCCCTGGGTGACCAGCTGGGCGATGGTGGCGGCGAAAATGACGGTGACCGCGGGCCTGGCGGCGGCCCTGAACGTATCAGCAATGGTGTTCATGTTAGATCCTTCCTTTCACTCAGGACTTCGGCTTCAACCCCCTCATATTTTGACCGAGAAAGGGCCTCTGGGTTCTTTTGTGACATATGACACACATGGGCCCGTCAGATGAGTACCCCCAGGGTATCTGGCACCGATTTACCCGCTTTCTGGTAATGGGCAGCCAGGTGTTTAGCCGCCTTGATGATCTGCTCCCCGGTGGCCTGGACCCTCTCGCCCCGGTAGCCGCCCCGGGACAGGGCGGCGACGGCTGCCGGCATGCGGTCCCAGTCGACCGTCTTCTCGATATCGAGCCGGCCGTGGAGGGCCCGGAAGATGGACTTTTTATGATGGGGCAGCTTCCAGGTGTCGGTGTCATTGGGGTCTCCGACGATGGCGAAGGCCTCCTTGGGCAGTCCCTCCTTGGTGATTTCCTTTTCCACGGCTTCGGCTACTTTTGTCTTGGCCATGGGTTCCTCCTTATCACCCTCACCTTAATCCTCTCCCGTCGAGGGAGAGGAGAGGATGTTTCGGCTTTGCTCATGGTTCCTCCTTACGGCTTAAATGCTAAATCCTAATTTCTAAACGCCAAACAAATCCTAATTTCCAATGCTCTAAATTCAAAAACCTTACGTTTTGGCTATTGAGAGTTGGGATTTTGATATTGTTTAGCATTTCGTATTTAGTGCTTAGGATTTTCCTTCATACTGTAAATACGGCGATGACCACGGCGTCCCCGGGATTGCCTCCGGGGATAGCCACGATGACGTGCCTGCCGGCGGTCATCTCTGCCGATGGGATATTCCTGGCGACGTTGATGTCGTCGAAGTAGGTGGTCAGTGAGCCGACGAGCTGGACTCCAGCGCGGTAGTCCTCGCTGTCGAAGGTCTTGAGCACGGCGACCTCAATCATATACTCACCAGCTCTAGTTGGCCCGCTTTTATGGCAGCTTGATATCTGTCCTCTCTCTCCACATGCCCGTTAAGCTCTGCATGGCGTTTGCCATGGCAGCTCGCGCAGAGGCCGATCAGGTTTTCCGGGCGGTTCAGAATATTCCATAGCCTTAGACTTCCATCCAAGGGTTGCTTATGGTGAACTAGTAGCTTTGCCTCTTTGCCACAATCTCCGCAGCGACGGCCTTGCCTTTTTAGACATGCCGAGGAAGCAGCGGGCCAGCAGAAGTGCTCGTGGTAAAGGTCATGGTGTTCTTGACTACAGTACCGGCGCCCGTGGGTAACATTGATTCCGCACCAAAAGCATCTACCTTTTTCTTCAAGTCCTGTGAGTAGGTAATAGTGTCCGTACCTATCCCTCATATTGTCGTCTGTGTAGGGCGATTTCATTCGGTGTACAACTCCTTGCTGACAACCTTGCTATCAAGGGCGATGGACCTGAGCTTTTGCTCATAGCGGGCAAGCCTGGCCTGGCCCCACTTGAGGAAGTTGATGGTGGCGTGCCGGCCAGCGATGGTGGCCCGGTCGACGGTATAGGCCGATGCCGATGTGGCCAGGTATCCGGTGGCTCCGAGGACGATGATCTCGTCGAACTGCACGGGGACGGTGGACGATTCGGCGGTGATGGTATGGAGCTTGCCCCAGGTGACCCTGGCGTCTTCTCCGTTGCCGTCATGCTGCATGTGGATGGTTGACTGCCAGACGGAGAAGTGCTGGAAGTAGGGCGGCTTCTGTCCGATGGGGAACTCCACGGAGTAGACCTTAAGCAGCATGGTCAGGCTGGAGATATCTATCTCGTTTGAGTCCTCGGTGGTGGCGATGTCGTCCTGCTGCTGGAGGGGATGATGGAAGGAAAGCTCGGTGACGGCCCGCTCGATGGCGCCGTCGACCTCGTCATCGGTCCAGCGGTAGTTGGCAGCGTCGGTATCCTGGAGGTCCTGTCTTACCCGGGTTCTCATGTCTGCTAGGTTCATAATGCCTCCTTATGGTTGTAGGCGTAGTTAACAGCCTGAATGTCTATCTGGCCTAAGACACTCTGTATGTGCCAGTCCCGGCATCTGCGTGCTGCCGCTGCGGGATGACCGGCCTGGCGGAGGGCGAAGTACTGGGTCCTGCGCGCCTCTGGGCTGATGCCCATTTTTACAAACCGGCGGGGGTCTTTGAGGACCTGCAGGTCGTGTTCGCTTAAGGCATTCACGAGGAATACTTTAATGCCTTCGACGTCGGGTGGTGTGTGCTCTCGGGCCCTGGGTCTCGTTGTTTTCCCGTTGTTTTTCCACTGTTTTTCCACTGTTTTTCCACTCCTCTCTATAAGGTGGCCCTCCTCACAGCTCCCCTCATCTGGCGAGGGACGGGAGAGGGAGGGTCGGTGCTCCCTCTCCCCTATGGCGAAGGAGGCGATAAATGTCCCTACCAGCCTCCCTGGTAGGCGATTTAGCCTCTGACCCCGGTGACCATGGCGGCCTTGACGGCGGAGAAGAGGGCCAGGGAGACATACCACTTGACCCTGGTCCTGGTGGCGTCCTTGGTCTCCAGTGAGCCGATGCGCTCTGCCTGGAGCCCTTCGGGGCTGGTGAGTCCGCACAGTGCGCCCTCGCCCATCTGGAAGGCGTAGATAGTGGAGCAATCGGCGTTGGCGCCGCGTACCCGGTCGTCCTTAACCCAGTCGGATATGGCGATAGGGATGCCGTTATACATCTGGATCTGCTCCCCGAACCGGCCGGGTATGGTCTCCAGGATAGCTCCTGATGTCCTGATCAAGGCCTGGACCTTCCTGCGGCTTCTGCGGCTCATCAGGAACATATCGGGCTTGCCTCCCTTGACGATGTCAACGAGCTCATCGAGCTTGGACAGAGCCAGGGCGGCGCCGTCGGCTCCGGACCCGAGGTGGCTGCCGAACCGGCAGGTCCAGGTGACCTGGTCATCAACGACCGTTCCGCCCTCGGTGAGCGGCCAGGTGGGCTCGGTGGTAGCGTGGGTCTTCTTATCGCCTGCGGCTGCGGTGCACTCGTACCTGAAGCCGTTCTCCAGTCCTGCGGTGGGGACGACGATGTCGCCCACCTCCATGGCGGTGTCGGCTGTCCAGGCGACGCCCATGAGCAGCTTATACAGGCCGTCGAACTGGTCGGCGTCCACACCGCTGTCTCCCTGGAGGAAGACCTTCTCGAACTCGTGCCTGACCGCCTTGGCCTTGGCCTCGATGACGGCGGTCTCCAGGTCCTGGATATTCGACCTGGTGGCCTTAAGGAAGTTGTCCACATCGGCGTCTCCGCCCATGACCTTCAGGGTAGCGGTGAGCTGGGTGAAGTCGGGAGCGGACTCCTGCCAGTCCTCGCCGACATGGTACCAGCCGACTCCGGGTAGGCCGTGCTCCTGGTTATAGGTGAGGCCATTGCCCACAATCTGGATGAACGGCATTTGCTGCAGGACGGGGCTATCCTTGATGATGGTCTCGATGACGCCCTGGAGCAGGATATCGTTGGAGAGTTTACTTGCTTCGTCTAAAGTTAGTGCCATTAGCTAGGTCCTCCTTTCTGTTGAATTGCGTAGGCGATCTTCTCCTTGGGGCTCATGCCCTCGGTGGGAGCGGCGCCCCTGGTTGGAGCTCCGGGCGGAACCCTGGCCTGGGCGGCCAGGTCCTTCTCTTCGCTCAGGATGGCCTTCTTGACCGCCTCAACGATGGCCTTGCCTTTGTCGACGGATTGATCTATCTCAGCGATAGACCCTCCGGCGATGATGCCCTCGGGGATGCTGGGATTGAGGGCCTTAGCCATGTTGAGGTACTTGGTCACGGCCTGGTCCCTGGTTTCGGTGACCTGGGCCAGCTCGGCTGCCGAGGCTTCGAGCTCCTTTCCCTTCGCTTCGCTCAGGGTCTGGGCTTCGGCCTTCGCTTCGCTTAGCTCGGTTTCGAGTGCGGCGATGCGGCTGCCATTGGCGGCTGCCGCCTCTTCCAGGGCTGCCCTGGCGGTCTTCTCCTCCTCGAG